TAAATTTTTGATTTATGAAGCCATTGAAGAAAGTGGCAATATTCGTGCAAGAGGACATCTAAAAAATTTGGGGCTTTGATGGCAACTCGTATACAAATTACATTATCGTCAAAGCACCCCGAGCATCGGCTCCCCTCCACATTAATGGATTTGCCTCTTCCCAGTATCAATTTTCCATTATAAATTTTGAGGTGTTTTCGAACATGGTTTATAAACTGGCTATGCTTTGGGTCCAAGTTCATACCTCCAGTATAGATATTTATCTTTAAAAAGTCTAAAAAAGTCAAAAATTATTTTGGCATAAACGCTTGACAAAAGAAACACTTGTGGTACAATATACGCAGAAAGGTTTAAATTTATATGCAAATTACTAAGAATACCCGTCCGTCTAAGATTCAGCGCGTTTTTGATTACATGTCTCAGGGTCGTACCCTGACTCCCGGCCAGGCTCGGTCAATGTTTAAGGTCAGCAATATCCGAGCCACAATGCACGATCTTCGGGAGGCCTTTGGACGCCTCCGTTACCGTATGGATGTCGTCCGGGAGACCCGTAATGGGCAGTCTCGGTACCGTCTGCGCAGCACGCGCCGCTAAACTTTAATGTTTAGCCTTTCAAGCCCCCACCTAAAAATTTAGGTGGGGGTTATTCATTTGAGCTAAATATCACGGATCAAATATGCTTACAAGAAAATGTTGTTGCCCAGAAGGTGCATGTTGTGAAATTTGGCTTACAGACCAATTTGTTACAATTTTTGGAGATCTTATGAACAGTGCCGTTCCTGTATCACAGGGAGATTTGATTTCTTTAAAAATTAATCGACCAACGTCAAGAACACGAAGTCGTGAACGTGGTTGGAGAATTCAACCCAATACAAATGAAATTCCATGCAATTGTTGCTGCACACCCAACTCTTTCAGTGCATGCGAATGCTGCCCACTTACTCGCGATTGTGTGGACTGTCCAAACAATTCAGGCAGTAATACTTGTGGTGAAGGAGCACTATTCGCTGCAGTAAACAGAATAGGTGACTTGGGTTCAACGCCAGAGAGTTGTTGTAATATTTGCGGAACATGTAGTTAAATATAGGTACATATAATGTCTTCTGATTCTTTCATTCCTCGTATTTTTAAACAATTTAATAAAACATTTATTACTCCATTCAAGGGTAGTAGATCACAATTTATTTTTCCAAATAAAGAATTATATGTAGCTGAAAATCCAAATACATATACGACTACAAATAAAATTGAAACCTTAAGTCCAATAAAATCAAATCAAAGATTTAAAGATCAATTAAGTTTAAATCGTGTATGTAGACAGTGTTTGGAAAACAATGGTTATGATATTGACTGTATAAGAAACATTCGACCTGTTGGTCTAGACTGCAATGGAAAAAATGTTAATTTTTGTGAAAACTGCCGAGAAGAATGTATTGAATTTTGTGATCCAAATTTTGGAAACACTGATGGACAATTTAAAAATGTTACAGAAGTTTTAAGTACTCCATTTTATTCTGATAACTTAGGCAATGCGATTGGATCTACATTTCAAAATGTAAATTTTTGGAAAGGGTATATTAACCCACCGCAGGCTGAAACTCTTAATATTTTGTTTAAAGGATTAACTGGATCTACTATAAGTGCAAATGAAATTGAAGATTTAAAACAAGGATTAAATCCATCAATTAAAACAAATTATAGATCGTCTGTTGGCGACCATGTAAATGAATATAGTTACCAAAATACAAGTATTGGTCTTTTGACTACACTGGACGTAGGTCCCGGGCCGAATGGTGGCGGTGGTGGCGGTGGTGGTGGTGGAGGTGGTGGGCCGGGTGGTGGCGGTGGAGGAGCTCCGGATGTACAATGTGAAATGTGTTTGTTTAATGGAGGAGCTCCCGGAGCATTGCCATTATACTTGGTATACAGATATTCACAGTGTTCTTTAGTTTGGTATCCCCCAGAATATATTTTTAATTATAATCCAAGTGTCACGCAAGGACAGGGATGGAAACGAACAGGTTTAGAGGGCAATGAAGCATATAGAGCATGTGATCTGGTGATCGGGGATGTCCGGGATCAGTCTAGCAACGGAGGAAACAATGGTCCAGATCTAGATGCAAGTTGCATAAAAAGCTATTACAATGATCTTTGTTCTCGGGGTCTAAATTGTATTTGTAGAGAACGTGGAAACTTTCCATGCCAGTGTTTTGCGTACCCACATTTGAGCGGTGGGTTAGTAGATACTGTTAAAAAACAATTTAATGTTTCTCAAAGAGAAAACATGGGAGGCTACTTTCCTTCTTCAGATCCATTCTTGCCAAGAATGACTACAACTGAAGCAAATTGTATGACATGTTATCGTTCCTACTCTGCTGTTTCTGGTGGTAGCGATTGTGACCCAAGCTTTGAAGTAAAAAGATTAAATGCTGCAGCTTGGCCCAAAGCAAGTGGATTTGGAAAAACACCACAAACTATTGGTCCATATTGTAATACAACTATTTCATCATCACCTAATCCAGATTTTCCTTTTTTTAATCCCAATTACCAGTTTTCTTGTTTTAGTAGAGGAGTTTCTCCTTATCTAAACAGAATTTCAAATAGAACTGCAACAGCAGCACATGATATTATTAATTATGGAAGTGCAATTCCTTCCGAGTATGAAACTTTAGGACCAACATACAAAAGCACCATAATTCAAACTGGTAAAAATCAAGCTGGCAACATGGAATGGTCTTCTGTAAAGTTTAAAACAGCTTACAATAAAAAAGACCTGTTATATCATAAATTAGTAGGATTGGTCGGCATTGATCACCACTTTGAATGTTGGGCTTATCACAGTAAAGTTCTTTTTTGCCCAGCACCTATACCGACCTTCAATCATGCTCGTTTACTTATTCTTCCATATGAACGTCCTTACGGTGGAATAGTAGCTCCAACTAAGTTTACATACGATCCTCGGGAAGCTTTACGTTTTCAAACCATGAAATCTTTCCCACGAAGTGTAATATATGGATCTTCTACAGTTCCAATTTTTTATGCTGACATATATGCGATGGAAGTTTTGTCGCAAAAATATGATATTAAAATTGATGGTAAGTATTTTGATGGTGAACAGTTTTTAGAACAGTTTTACAAATATTTTTATAATATTACAGTTCGCAATGGAGAAACCAGATACAACGAGCCACTGATATTTAAATCGGATGTTGATGATTACAATTTTGTTTCAACTTGGTTGAAACAAATGATCAAATATAATATTTTAAGCGTAAAAGACCATGCCCCAGACGTTGCAGATGAACTTTCTGAAATATTAGATAATACTGCCGTTGAAGAACTTCCATCAGGTGATATAGATGTTACATTCAGAGATTCCATGGATGATATCATGGTTGGAGGAAAAAGTGGATATTTAAATCTTATAGATTTTTTGTATACTTTGACTGGTGCGTGTGGGCCAGAAAAAACATGGGAAAACATTAAACCATATTTTAGTTCAAAAAATATAAAACAACTTATCAGACCTCAGTCACATCAAAGAGCTCCTGGACAGATGTTCTGGGCTCCACGGAGAGTTAAACTGTATCCGACACCAGATACATCAGGGTTGACAGCGTGGGGCTGCGAAGAAGGTGGATGTAATGATTATGGATACTCACCGAACCTCATTCCACCAGATGATTACCCTTTAGAGTTTTTTAATTTGGATGGTGGAGATAGAACTTGGTTTGCTACAACTAATTCTGGTAAGCTTCAAGCTTTTGGTCACGAATCAAACGGATTCTGTGGAACAGATGCACAGAGTGTAATTAACAGTGTAGCAAAACTTGGTTGCTATCCTGCACACTTAAGTTACGCAGATGAACTTCAAGCTGTGTCAAGTTCTACTAATTTGAGTGATGGAACAGTACTTAAAGTTTCTTCTAAAGGTTCTAGTGCTGTAGCCTTAGTAGATTACAATCAGGGAAGAGTTTTGGGCCCTACCGAGGGAGATGCTTTTGGCTCAGCCCAACAGCGGAGTTTGTTTTCAAATTCTGGATACTTCCGACAAAACGGTGATTCAAATTATCAACCATTTTATGGAAAATTTAATAACCAAAGTGGATTTGTGAGCGCTTATACTATTCGTGCATGGGGAAGTAATCCCCATTGTATTTTTTATCAATCAAATAATTTTATTTCTGATTATTTTGTTCCAAGTTGGATTCCATTTTTGGGTCTTCCCGGAGCTGTTGGTAGAATACAAAATAATTATTTTATTTACAAAGATGTTGCTTCGGGAGTAAACCACAGTGCAGCCATCACATTTGATGGCGCTCTTTTCATGACACCGGATTCAAGTAATCTTGACGGTTCAAATAAACAAACTTCATATGGATACCCCACGGCATCTGCAGTAAAACAACCAACATCAGCATCATCAGAAAAATTAAATGTTGCAACAAATAGTTTAACTTTTTATAAAAACTTTCCAAAACCCGGTTATTTTACAAACGAAGAATGGGAACGGCTTTACGACGCTCAAAGAATAAACAATATACCAGGCGTCACTTACATAAATGAATTTAAGTGTAACAGAATATCAAATCAGTCATCTCCCTGCGACATTAGGTGTTATCTTTACCAAATTGGAATAGATTCTCTTATCAACGATGAAAATGATACAAAGGGTTATGTATTTGATGGAGGCAATGCTGGGTCGATTCGCGTTGATACGCCAGTGTTTACAGATGTAGCCACAGGACACTACCATACTATTGCGTTGTCTGATGATAACAATATTAAAATATGGGGTCAGTATGTTAAAGTAAAACCCGATGGAACTGTTTTGGGTCCAACACAAACGGATGTTAGCGGCAACAGTGGAATTAACGCTATAGACGTTTTCTTGCCAACAGGTGAAATTTACGCAGATCAATGGTCATTGGGAGGTCTTACTTATGGATGCAAAGATACTTCTGTTTCAGATACAAATGCAGACCACACTCCCTACCTCGTTTACACTGAAGCCAACAAAACAGTGTATCAAAGTAAAAAAATATTTGCTATAGAAGGTGGCCCAGATTATAGTATTTTGGCAAGAAAAGATGGAACTACTGATCGTTTAGTTATTTGGGGTCATGCTGAAATGGTCGAATCTGTTTCCGGCATTCCAATAAATGGCTTGACAGGATCTTATGGAAAAAATTACAGCAATATTAAAAAAATCGTTGCTGGACCAAATGCAGTTACAGTATTATATAAAAAAGAAAATGCATACACCAACAGCACAGAAATATTTGTTAGAAAAGGACGTAAAACAAATAGTCTGTATGATTTTGGTTTAACTGGAGGGCTGGAAGGAAAATATTACACGGACATAACTTCCACTTATGGAAATGCAGCTGGAATATACACAGCTGGATTAGTTGCACAAACGTGGAATGGAGATTCCTTTTCACCGGGTCATGCAGTTTGGCAGTTTAAAGATTACAATTCATTGCCGCAGTATTTTAGATCACAGGCATTTTTTAGAGCTGTTCCAGGTCGTTGGGAAATTACAAAATGGTTATTTGGAAGACCTTGCCATTTGTTGGGCACGGATTTTATTGATAATCAAGTAGCAAAGCCTGACACCTGTAGTGTGTACTACAGAAAAGGTGATATAAATCGCTCTTATACAGGAATACCTCAGTATTATTGGATGAGAGGTTCGTGGAAAAGAAATCAACAAGCTACCCCACTACACTCATATGATCCTGCTAAGGGAGGTGGTTGTGGGTTAATAAGAAATATAGACAATGAAGACGGATTAAAGCCTGAAGATTTTGGTATAGGAACACAAGCGGGGACATTGCAAGATACTAATGTAGCATTAAATAGAAGTTTTGGTGGATGTTATGCAAACGGAGATATATGTTGGATTGGCGATGGAAGTCCTTCGCCCTATGCGTATCAATATGAAAATTTTACAAATAATGTCGTGTCATGTCAATGTTTAGATGATGTATGTGGATGTCCTCCATATACAAGACAACAATATAGATTAAGTTGCGATGCAGATGCCCAATACATTGGAACAAGATGTTTTGGTTATATAACCGGGAGAATCGGGTTTAATTCAAATAAAGATTACTTTATACAATCAGCCAAGGCTTTTGGTAAATTAAACGGTAGAGGAAATTTTCAATTAAATGTAGGAGAATGCTGTGGTGTTGTTAAAACTAATATTACAGGATTTTTATACGCTAGAAGAGAATATTACTATGCTTATAACACCACTACTCAAAACTATGGAGTAAAAGATGCACCGCTACCATACCGTCCAGCCTTCGTTGGATACGATAGACCAACAGAGGGTGAAGTTTATGGATTGACATCTAGTAGACTGTTTAATGAAATAATGGTCCCGAAGGATGCTTTGATAAATGCATATACGGTTGAAAATGTTTTAAAATATCCAAAAGTTTATGTCGGTGGGCCCAATTTAAAACCGCTAGAGGACGACTATAACCAATCAAAACAAAGAAATTTGAGTTGCCCTTCAACAAATCTATGTGCTGGAGAGCCTTGTGACGATCCGTGTGCAACACAAAGTGGGTGTATGACACGCAGTCCGTATGATTTAATAGGTCCCGGCGGCTGGGTCCATGCATATGGACAGAAACAAAATTGTAATTATGGTGATCCAGTCATAACAAATGGCACGTTTAATGAAACTGCAACGGCAAATTATTATGAAAAAGATATGTATTTGTCTATTGTTGCTACCGATGATTGGCTAAAAGGAATGGCATCGTTTAAAGATTATTCTGGGCGAATTCCTCCGGGGTTGAGTGCATCTGAGTGTTGGTGTGGACCAACCAGTCCAGCAAATCCAACTGGCGTTGGTAATTGCCCCAATTCATCTTTTGGGTGCCCAAACGGAGAACGTGTATGTGAAAATTGTAGATGGTGTTGCGCTTTGCCATCTGGAATGTTCTACGAATTGGCTGGAAATACAGGAATAGATTCCCCGGGACTTTACTATCCAGGAAACGAACCTTTGCCGGGTCCACCAGAAGATAATATTTCAGAAATTCCACCATATCTTTGGTATAGAGTTTACGAAGAAATTCCATCAACATATAATCTGGAATGTCCCGGTTTAACTTATGGATTTACTGGAGCTCCAATTGCATTCCAAGGTTTTAGCGATGATGCGGGAACACAAGTTGGAGATTTTAGAGCAAGGTGCTTCGATGACCCGAGTGATACTATACCAATTCAAATCATTGGAGAAACATCAGATGTTCGTTGCGATTTATATTACGATAACTAAAGTCATCTAAATAACATGAAAGGTGCGAATTAGTGTTTAATAATAATACATTTGTTGGGAATCATTCTTTGACTTCTAATGGGTATACTACCTTCTCCGTACCCAATGAACTAAATTTTAATTTAGATTTTACTAATCCAGAATTAGTAACGGCAGCAAAAGAAAGTAAAAAACATTTATTTTATTACCGACCTTTTGCAATAAAATTAGAATGGAATCGAACATTAAAGATAGAAATTAAAACATATTCCCTGCGTATAGGTGATATGATTGATTTCTTTACAAGAAAAACTGGATTAAAATCTTTAATTATCAAATTAACAAACGGAAACTGCGGTTGTGAAGCAAGAAGACAAAAATTTAATAAATGGTTTAGCATTCCGATTTTTAAAATTTGGTTTGACGATCATGATTACGAGGATGCAGTGGTCATTCGCACTCGCTTCTACCGCAAACAACGTCTACAAGAACAAAAATTAGAAGAAGAGCGTCTTGAAAATCTTTATGATAATGTAAAAAGAAACATTATCGAACAAGCACACAACAAAGAACAAGATGAGCTTGGACATTCTAATAATAATTATTCACAAACAAATCAGACGGCTTCACCTAGACCTGCAAGCAATGGCTGTGGGTGTGGCTCTAAAATGAAAAAGACTGTTAACTATATTTGAGGAAACTATGGAACTTTTATATTTTAAACTTTATACTAATGAAGAAGTTATCGCCCCCGCTCGCCGTGTAGACAATGGATGGATTATCAATAATCCAGCAACATTAGTTCACATGAAAGATTACAAAATTGGTCTTGCAACATGGCTACCGTACACAAAGGTGGATACTGGATCGTTGCTTCCATTTTCTGCCGTAATGCTTGCACTGGATGTTGCGGATGACATGGCTGAATATTACACAAAATGGATGAACCCGGACATGTCTACTGTAATTAAAGTAGACGAAAATGGAGAAGTCCAGACAAATAAATAATTTGTGTTTAAAGGAACTTACAAAAAGAAACTTGGAGATGGGTCGTACAATGTGTATAGCCCAACTGATACTGTTTTGTTTCATGGAAAAATTTATGAAACAAAGCAATCTACGTATTTGTCTCCAATAGAAAAAGCATCAGCTTGGGAATACAGAGGATTGTCTGAGATTTATATTTCAGACAATCCTCCCCTTGATCCTAAAGTTGGCCAAATTTGGTCAACAAATGGTAAGTTTTATACTTATTTCTATGATGGAAATAATTATACTTGGGTTGAACTTTAATCTATAATTATTTCAAGAACTTTTGTGTTCTCTCTAGTCAGCTGCATATATATGCTTTGTATTGTGTCGGCCCTGTCTGCATAATATATAAAGGCTGCACCATCTCTACCGGGAACCCCGATCAATCTGGAGTTGTTCTCCAGCGGAATAGAGCAAGCTGGGTCTAGATAGACATCAATGTCCGTTCCCAGATTCCTTGCATCGGACAGATCAATTTTAAAATTTTTGGGATCACTGACAGTGCTCACGCTAAAGAGTAGCGTTTGAGTTTGGCTTCCATCAATTAAAATATTATTATAAGTTTCCGTGGTGGCAATGATAGGAACTTCATTTAGTGCAGATGATACGAACACAGTTTCGACTACAGTGTTATACACTAAATGATAAATCCGAGTGAAACTGTAACTTTCTGTCGTATACGGAAGTACGTTATTTGTGGTAAAAGATCCAAGTGATAAATTTGGATACCAGTAGTAGTACACCGTCGTCGGTGGGTTCGAATATTTTGTTAAAATAGATTGTTGAAAGTTTTGATTATCTAATGTTAGGCTAAACTGACCCGGACTATCAGCAGTAATTCTCATAACTCCATTGATTGTTTCATCAAAATTAATTTGGTCTGGAGTCAATGATCCACGTAGATAAACGGAAACTAAGCTTTTTTGGAAAAAAAGATTTTCATTTACTATCGTTGAGCTAGGAGAAAGATAGATGGCTTCGGAACCATCATTTAGTTTAATTGAAGTTTTTACTGGAATCCGGTATTGATTCAACGTGCTTGTATCGACTTGAATATACTCTTCGATGTTTAAATCGCTGCCATACAGACCCAAATAATTAAAATTCAATGGATCCAAACCGGGATTTTTAAATAACAAAAGGTTTGCAGTAGCCCCAGAAGTAGCGCTAAACTGTATTGGGTTGGTAAAAAGATTTGGATCGTAATTAGACTGAGTTAAGCTACTAATTCCAGATACACCAGAAAAATATAAAAATTGATTAAATGTTCCAGTTTTACCTTGAAGGGTAAGTTGTCCGTTCCAACTGGTTGACGCACCAGTGTCGATATTTACGTATGTGCCTGAAGAAAAATTTAATGTATTTCCTACATTTAAACCATCAAAGAATAATTTTAAAAATCTAAGATCTCCAGAAATTTTGCTCTGTGAATAATCAAAGAACATACTATTTCCAGTAAAATAAATGGCAGGCGACGATTCAAGCAAGCCTTTGGAGTAGCATGGGCTGGCTGTGCCACCCAAAAACTCCAAAGTAAATGCCTGTGTCGATTTTACATTTATTAACGCACTACTGCTCATTAGCTAGCCAAGTATGAAATTATCTGGGAAGAAGATTTTGCTCTAACGTAAATTGTATTGATGTTGATAACGTCGATGAATATATTTTCGCCGGGGTCTAGTTCATATCCCACTGTCGCTATTCCATCTGAGTTGATGTAGACGATGTCTGTGTTGGCTGAAGATGCCTTTACTTGAACTCCGTTTCCAGTAGTATAGCCAGCGCCATACATGAAAGTGACGCCAGTAGTGGCGGTCATTCTGCCAGAGATGAAGGTTGTGGGTCTAGAAATTCCAATGGTGCTTAGATTATTATTAAGATCTACGATTTCACCATAGATCGCAGTTAAGCCATTGGTAATATTGGTATCGTAAATATTGACTGTACCACACACTCCGACGTTTACAGGATATCCACCAGAATTTCCTTCAACCCGAATGGCAGAGGTAGATCCATAATTTTGAATGTAAATTACAGGATTGATGCTGGCAGTAACTGTAATATCTTGGACGGATACTCGGATGGCGCTACCAGACATTCCAATCGCAGCTCCACCGGATCCAACTAAAGTTGCTTGAATAAAAGAATTTCCATTGTAGCCATATACAGCAATGCTGTCTGTTGTATAACTGCGAGGAATGCCCCCAGTGACCGCTAGGGGAGCTCCGCTGACACCTTGGATATTTACGGTGCCTTGAACGAAGACCGCGTCTCCGGCGCTATTACCGACCACAATGACTGGATTAGTAAAATTAACAATATTGGCAGTGACACCTGATGACAAAGTTACAGGAAATGGTGTGCTGGAAGTGACCAAGGTCGCGCTTCCAGTGTTGCCATATGCCATTTTGAAAACTTGATACTGAGCTCCAGCTACATCATTTGTAGCGATGTTAGCGGTATTTCCTCCAGCAATATTAATAATAAGGTTGTTTGCCATTTATACTCCGAGTCTGAGATATTTAGACTGTGGTAAGTATTGATAAATTTTTAAAGTATGCTATAATATGGTTATGTATCTAGATGAAAAAGCAAAATTAGCCTTTTCAGCCAATGTCATGAAACGAGTCCAAACAACAAAATTGTCTTATATGGATTGTATAATTGAATTAGCTGAAGAAATGAATATTGAGCCAGCCGCTGCTGGAAAACTTTTAACAAAGCCTATTATTGAAAAAATTCAAGAGGAAGCAAAAGAAAAGCATCTTTTAAAAGTTCCAAAAAAGAAAAAGCTCCCTATTGATGATTGACACCCACCATAAATATGGTAGAATAAGCATATCAGGGAATGTCCTCTGATAATTTTTAGGTCCGGGTAGATCCCGGAGAAAGAAAGGTTACACATGAGTTTTGCAGATTTTAAGAAGCGTAGCAAGAATTCGGTTGAGGATCTCAGCAAGAAGCTGGAGAGTCTTAATAGCAAGGAAAGCTACAAGGATGATCGGTTCTGGAAGCCCGGTATTGATGCATCTAAGAACGGCTACGCCGTCATTCGTTTTCTTCCCCCCACCGAGGGCGAAGAGGTTCCCTTTATCAAGATGTACACGCATGCCTTCCGAGGCAAGGGTGGTTGGCTCATTGAGAACTGCCGCACTAGCCTTGGAGAGAAGTGCCCTGTCTGTGAAGCCAACACTGAACTTTGGAACAGTGGCATGGAAGAGGACAAGAATATTGCCCGTGAGCGTAAGCGCAAGCTAAACTACATTAGCAACATTCTTGTTGTCAGTGATCCCTCCAACTCAGAGAATGAGGGCCGAGTGTTTCTCTTTAAGTACGGCACCAAGATCTTTGAAAAAGTTCAGTCTCTGATGAGCCCTGAGTTCAAGGACGAGACCCCGACCGATCCCTTTAATTTCTGGGAGGGTGCTGACTTTAAGCTGAAGATTCGCAATGTTGGTGGTTACGTCAACTACGACCGTAGCGAGTTTGCTGCCCCCGCTCCTCTTATGGGCGGTGACGACAAGAAGCTTGAAGCGCTGTGGAAGAAGCAGTACAAGTTGCAGGAGTTTCTGCATCCGTCTAACTTTAAGTCTTATGACGAGCTAAAGGAGCGGTTCAAGAAGACCGTTGGCGAAGACATTCGCGAGCAGTTTGACGAAGCCTCTGAGCGCACTGTAGAGGATGACTCTACAGTGAGTCAGGTCCCTGCCGAAGACATGGATACGCTGGATTACTTCAAGACGCTTAAGAATAAGCAGGATTGAAGGAGCCCCCGAAAGGGGGCTTTTTTATTGCCTCCAAGTTGGCATATTGCCAATTTGATTAGCCGTGAGGTTAAACAAAGATTGGCTTGCCGCCACTGTGTAATGTTCGCTGTTAAAATCCATTTTAGCTTTGTTTAATTGACCTTGGTAAGACAAAATTTCTTCAATACGCTGAAAGGCTGGTTGAAGTTTATTGATTGTTTGTCTAGACATTTGCTCTTCTTTGGATTTTTGAATATTTGTATCCAGTGCTTTTTTTATATTTTCTTTCTGAAGTATAGATTCAGCAATGGTTATTGCTTCTGGCTGAATATTTTCTTGAGGAGCAATTTTAACATTCATCGGAGATACTTTAGCTTCAACTGACGCAGAAATGTCAGGCTTTAACATTTCAGTAAACTTAGGTGTCTCTTGAGTTAAAAGTTTTGGTAAAACACCTACGGTTGGTTGACTTTGATTTTCTGGTTTTTTTGCTAGTTGTGGAAGTAACTGCATGAGTTTGACTTCTTGCGGCTTCGGAGATTCAATTCTAGATGTCGGAGCAACAGACAGTCCACCCATGCGCGCCGATGCATTTGGACTAGCGTCGGGTACAGGTCGTTTGTTTCCAAGCATTGAATCTTTATTGGTCATTGCAGTCGTTCCCTATTTAAGGTATCTTGTTTCATTTGATTTTCTAGTTCCAGATGTTCATTCAGCATTTGAATATAAATTTCATATTCCCAAGGATACATCTCTTGAATTTCAAAAAGACTCAAACGTTTTGTATTAGTCAAAACAAATAATGTTTTATAATATTCTATTAAATTAAAATACTTCACACTTAGATAAAAAAACGTAAAAAGCCCTCTATTGTAATTGTTTTATCTTCAGTCACAACCGCATAGGTTAATTTTGGACCAGACTTTAAGAACTCTTTTAAAGGGTTTGAGTGTTTTAGGTAAACTTCATCCAAGATTTTTTGAATGTCTTGAGTTTTTAGAATAGAAAGGTCATAACGATGTTTGTCTATTGTTATAGTTTTAACTATTCTGGTAAACAACAAGTTCTCGTCAAGAGAATCTACAGAAATATAATCCATCACTGTAGGTTGTTTTAATTCTAAAATAATATTATCCACAACAACAAGATTTTTTGATACTATTCCGGGTTCAAATTTTATATCATCAATTTTTAAAGCAAAAGAAATCTTTTTATTATCTTCAATGATTAAATCTATTTTTTCTTCAACGCTTTTTCCTCTTATTTGAAGAAACAAATACTCAAAATCAGAAATGTGCAACAGCTCTGGTTTTTTTTCTGAAGAACATGACCGAAGAAGTTCACATAGGTTTTTAACTATAGAGCCTATGCTTTTTTCTTCAGCGATCAAAGATAGTGTTTTTTGATCTTTCATTTTAAATGGAGTGTATGTAACTTCTTTTTTGCTGTTGGGAAGAGTTACTTTATACTCCGGCTCAAGTCCACGCAATTTATTTAAAATTTCATCTATCATAATTTTATCGTATTTCTAATGTATAGTTTCTAAAAGCAAATCTAACTGTTAATTTAAGATATTCATTTGTGGTCATAGTTGATAGTTGTAAGGGAACAATTTCTACAGGAAATACTTCAGTAAAATTGTACACCGCTTTAACATCTCCATTTAAATCTAAAACATTGACCGCCAATGAAGAGTTTTTAATCGATAGATCTAAATTTTGTGGTGTGTCGTAGTATTCGGTTATCCATACTTGTGGTGAACCTGAATTTTGGTAATATAAACTTTTAATCCAAGTTTCAATACCTTCTACAAGTTTCCAGTTTCCAAAAACAGGAAAAGTCATTAGCAGCCCATCTTTGTAATATAATCCGCGGGGACTAGTACGACCTAAACCGGGGCCAGCAAGACCATCTGCTTGAGTGGTCATTGTAACGCTGGGGAATAATACAGTTTCGGCAATATAATTTTTTGGTGTCCTATCTGTAGACAGTTCTGATCCATTTTCATCTGCAAATGGAGCTACGGGGCCGTTGAACGATACATAAAATCTGTTATTTCGTTGTAAGCCACCCGCAGCTGAAATTTTATCTTTTAGCGAAGCAATTGACATATTAACTGCCATGAAATATTTCCTCTTCTGTTAAAATTTTGAATTCAATATCATGTTTTTCACAGAATTTTTGAGCCGCAGTCCATTTAGCTTTGTTAATCTGAAAAACAATTTGATCTCGCTTTGATGCGGATTCTTTTAACTTTACTTGTTTTTTGGGTTTAACTTCAACTAAAATACTCTTTTTTTTATTATTACGTTCAGTCTGAACCAAGAAATCTGGAATATATCGGTGAACTTTTTTGTCAATTGGGTGTACATATGGGATTTCAATTTCCTCAAAAGACCATTTTGTAACACTTATACTTTCATCTAAAAATTTACAAACACGTCGCTCCCAAAGTGAACGACATAGCAATTCGGTCTTTGTACCGACATATTTGTGTCTATTCTTTGGAGTGAATCTAGTTTTATATGCCATTTTCAAAAAATATTTAGGTAAAGAGCATGCTAAATAATTTTTGAAAGAACAATAAATGCCAGATCCCTTAGTATACCCACAACAACCTTATTCAAACGAAATACCTTTTTGGTGTATATTTAAGTGCGCTGAGTATTCTGTAATCAATAAAAACAGAACCAGGCAGTATATTCGTGATAATCCTTTGCTAGAAATATGGCTACCCTTCACCAGTGAGCCTAAGATGCGCTTGGAGCATGAATTTGCTAGCGGAGCCAATCCTGTCGGTCCCGTAGCGAGTATGGCGGGATTAAAAAATACCAGCGGTGGTGATGATTTGTTTCTAGAAAGGCTCTCGGCCCCGGCTGCTGCTTTTTATGAAGCAGCCTTTACGACGGATACATACCGTCGTTTTAGCAATATAACTGAAGCAACTATGACGAGCGAAGCACGCCGTAACTTTTCATTTAAATATTTGTTTGTGCCAAAGAACCCCGCAGAGTCTGAGGCAGTTGACCAAATTGTCAATAGCTTTAAAAACTATTCTTATCCAAAAGTTGTCCCCGAGTTACCCGAAAGAACATTTCCTCAAAATCTTTGGATTATTGACGCATTTTCTAATGGTGACGTAGGTGCAGCGTATCTTACTAATAGCTGGTTAGGTGATCCACTGCCGTGTGTCCTTTCAAGTCTACAAGTTGATAAAGGAGACCCCGCAGATCCAGTATTGAAGGTATTCAAAAACGCAAGAGCTGTTATTACTTTGCTTACCGTAACATTTACAGAATTTGAAACCGGAACCTTTGCTCCAGCCTTCCAAGATGGAGTATTGTTGTCCAAGTCAGAAGTATCTGCATTAGGAGCCGCAGTAGGATGAGTTATTTTCAAAAATTTCCAAATTATACATCAACTATTGAAGGAAAAAATAAAACTTTAGTAGATATTTCATATGCATATGATGCAGATCCATCAGATTATTCTGCAACTCCAGCAACATCATATAAAGCTGATGAAATTGGTGGATTAAGTTTAGAATTATATCAAAATGCTGAAGACTTTTGGGCTTTGATGTTTGCCAATGAACAAATTAATCCGTGGGAAGTGATACCGGAAGAGCCAAGTGCCTACCAAGACCGAAACAGCATCTATTCATCAGCCGTTTTGCGTTTTTCTGGAACTAAAAATAATCCAGAGACTTTTTTAAATTTAAAAGAAGGGGATATTATTATTCCTTGGTTGAATACTTATTCTCCGGGTGTTACCGCAGCAGAATCTATTTTTCCAACAGATCCAGACATCTGGCACGTTCAAAAAGCTTATTCAGATACAAAAAAAGCAAAAATTACTCCCAACCTAAAACCAGGAGGCGATACTGGAGCTCAAGATCTAGCAAATCCGGATATAGTTTCGTTGGGTTACAATTTTTATGTATTAAGAAAAACTAATGGACAGTATGGATTAGTAATCAACCCATATACTACAACGACAGCTTTGACAGTTAATTTAAAAACTTACAAATTTACGGAATCCCCGGTTGAGGCCATAGAAAAAACTACTAAATCTAAAACTTCATATTATGCACAGATTGCCGCATTCAACGATACACCCTTTACAGTTCTTGAAGAAGATGCTCCAAACGCCTCGGCCAGCTTAGATTATAATCAAACTTATAACACTATTCCTGTCAAACAGTACCAGCAAGCAGAATACCAAGAACAGTCACAAGTTGTCTATATACAACAGGCAGCGTTCGGTCGTATTTTAAATAAGTTGATTTAATATGCAAAATCCAATTTCAACTCCGTTTACTTCAATAAAATTATTTTTTGGTAATACTGATGACTCCAGTGATGCCGATGGTATTGAATTATTAACAATTAATACTTTTTGTCAATTTGAAAGAATGGAATTGGAAGAAAGCACCAATAACATTTTCCCAGTTGGAAGTTTAATAGTAAGAGACACTGGTGATATTGTCTCTTATATCGCGCAACGTGAAATTAAAAAAATTAAAGTAGCGTTAAACAATAATGAAAAATTTACTTGGTATATTACTTCTGTAACCTATGTCAACAACATGGCATCAGAAATAGATCAAGCGTTCGTTGCTATTAATTTTACAAATAAACTTTACTACGAATCTCAATATGTTTCATTTTATGATGAACGACAAGATTATGAATTAAATGCAGAAACTGGTGAGCTGGAGCCTGTAGGGGAAGCTTTTCCTGTTTGGGGAATTCAATATCCCTTTGTCACTACTCCAGAACATATTATAAAAACGTACGCAAAGAAAAAAGTTTTTACACCTCCGGAGTTTACCATCACAGACAGTGAAGGTGGTGAAGTTAGTTTAAACGGATGTGGTGTTAATCTTTTTATAAAAAATATAGCTGAACCGACAAACTATGTTTTATTTCGTCCTCGCATCTCGGATGCCATGCGACGAGAACAATTTCAAACTAATATTATTACGTATTTAAATTATCTTTTTACCTATGCTACAGATGAATTTGATCGTCCGTATTATATGTTCTGGACAGATTTTACAAATTGTTTAAATTATAAGTTTTTTGATTTACAAACTGATTTGTTAGCTGACGATTTTAGTTTTGATAAAGAAAATACCGACCCCGGACATATTCAAGCATATGCAATATACGATTCCGCGGACGTAGAGCGAAGTTTAGTAATTGAAGGACAAGAACGACTTTGCAAAAAAATATATGTAATGGTAACAAACCCAGCATATACTATTCATGATAAAAATTACTACTATATTCGTAGTAGCCCAATCTATATGGAAGATACCGAGGGAGTGCCAGCAGGGTCTACCTCAGATATAGAACGCTTAATGTCTCCGTTCTTAAGTGAAAGTGCTAATACTACACTCAGTACTGTTACATCTTATACTATAAATGATTCCCCTGGGTTGACATATTCGCGACGAGTTTCAGCTATAGAAGATTCAAATTTGTATCATTTGCCAGATAAAGGTTTTTTTGGATACAGCAAAGATTATAATGATACTAGATTTAAAATAAATAGCGTAGATGCTACTGCATCTTACGAAAATATTTTAAACAATATTGAAACTACTCCTCTAGGATTGCGGGACTCTTACAACCCGACTTTACCTCAAACTCCATTGTATGCTTTCAATGATAATCCATATATGTGGCAGTTTCAGTATGACATGACAACAACTCACCCGAATATTGAACGAGGATTGAGTGGGTCTACAGTAGTAGTGACAAAGAAAGATTTTTACGAAGAAATATCTGAGATATTAAATTCTACTTCTGGTGGAGAAAATTCATCAGACGTTTCTGACCTTTTAATTGACAACCTACTGGCACAGGTTAGCTTAAATAAAGTTTTAGCAGCCAAGTACGAAGCGATGAAGGAAAAGTCGTTTTACGACAATGAACGCCGCGTACTATTGGAAAAAACAGAAAAAGAAAACTTTGTTGCAAACGTTTTGTGTTGCATTGGAACTGATCTAGCACCTAAAGAAGATTGGTTCTTTGCTAAAATTACCGGATTTATTCAAGATAAACGTCAATTATTTAAAGACAATGGAGAACCCGCTATATATCCTCTTGCTAATGCATGGCTTTATTCTTGGAAAATGCTACAGCCGGGTCCATACATAGCTGGATTTACAGGAGGAAACACAGCAAACATTCCAATAGATGCATCAAACCACAATATGTTCCAAGGATGGACTGCAAGTCAGTGTATAGGTTCTACTGGATCACCTTCCACGCAAGATATTCAGAGTCTTTCTATAAATAAAGGATTTACTGGTATTGAAACTTGGGCTGTGAATCTGAACGAACGCATGAACGCCTTTTACGACGGTAGTGCTCCAGTTTCCCCTTACCGAGGACCAGGATATAATATCAATAATATTGAATCTATTGGATCTTTTTCTGTAAAACCTGTAGGATTTACTGGAACTTTTTACACAGAAGATAATTTGTCAGGAAGCGCCAATCACATTGTTAAAATGTATAAAATTCCTATAAAAAATCTAAGAGATATGGGAGCTGCTACCCCCGCCCCCAATCTTGACAATGAATATGTTTATTATTTTGCTGTAGAAAACGCCGTAGACGGAAGTTGCAATGCCTAAAAGAATTACAATCCTTGGTACAAACGTATTAAAAATACAAGATGGCAATGCTATTGCTAATCGCCCAGAATATCTGTGTGCTAATTCAAAGGTCACAACAGGTCAACGACCCGCACCCGATTCATTGGAAGACTGCTATGATCAATATCCAGAGATTAAAGCTATAGCTATGGCTTTAGGGGTAGGCAATACATATTCCATCACAAGTACCTTTGGTCTTGTTGGGAATACTTCTGGTGTTACTATTTGCGGTAATAGTGGAAGTTCTGGGTTTGGGTCAGCTGGAACCGCAGGCGGATTTACTTTAATATTTGATAACCCAGACAGAGAAGCTCGTTTAGTTGAACAGAAATTCGGAAACACAGCTTGGCTTGGTTGCTTCTGGACCGATCCGTATGCTTCTTTTAGTTATAACTGTCCCCTTGTTGGTGATATGTATGAAACTTATCTTCGGTATAGACTCAGTTCTTCTACGTTCTGGGATACGCATATAAAAACTCCAATACGTCGTCAAGAATTTACAGAATCAGTAGGTGATCTTGTTGAAATTACAGTTGGTGGAGATTTAGCACAAAGACCAGGCGATATAGTATATCTTAAGGCCAACAATGCAACTGGATTGACAACTCTGACCGAAACTGCGCCATCGGAAAGTATCAAAACTGGTTACTATTATGTCCTAAGAGCAAAAAATGTTATTAAAAACGATGGCGGACATACGACTATTTTGTCTCTAAGTAAATTGACCCGTGGTCGTTTTTATCCTCCATATAGCCCAGCCAAGCCATACAGGTCAACTCGTTCACCATTACCTAGACCCTAAATAATAGGAAATGGACAAAGTAGATTTTTCTATTTTATTATTACCTGTAGCCACATCCAGTGAGGAAAAAGATATCGCATTGGTTGCTGGTATGGCTTCGATTGCACAACAAATTCAAAATATAGTATTATCAAATAAGATCGAACGACCATTCGCTCCTGTTGTAGGTGTAGATTTTGATACGCAATCTATAGCTAATAATTTTACAAGAACTTTGTATAATAACAGAATTTATAGTTCTTTGTCTTATTTAATAAGTGGAATTTATAACATCAAATCTTCAATTCAATATTCTGGGGCAGAAATTACAATTACTGTGACCTTTGATTATAAAACTAAATCTTTTAATATTCCAAACAACACAGTAACTCTTATAAAGTACAAACCATGAGCTACGATTATACTACATTGAATGTTGGTAAACTAGATTATACATCTATAAGAAATAATTTAGTGACTTTCTTACAGAAATATCCACAATTTCAATCATACGACTTTGATAATTCTGCATCTGCTATTAATCTTTTTATTGACATTCTTTCAGCTAACACTGCATATAATGGATACTACCTTCATTCTGTGTTAACAAATTCTTTTCCGGTTACAGCTACTACCAAAAGAGCATTGCTGTTGGATTTAAATCTCCGTGGAGGGTTTGTTGGAGACTCAGTGTCTGCAAGAAGCTTGGTGTCTATACAAAATGCAGGAGCAGCTGCAATACCAATTTTTAGCGCATTTACTGCAGTACAGACAAATGGATCACCTTGTTTGTTTTATAATTTAGAAGAAGTGCCAGTAACTGGTTCAAATACTATTACTGTTGAAATGGTGGCTGGAAAAAATATAGCTGCCTTTAATAATTTTGACAGCCAGTCTTTGGTTTTAGAATTACCTTTGGCTTACGATCCTACTGCAGTTCGCTTTTCAACCAAAACCTCAGCCCTGACAGACGATTACTGGACCAGAGTGGATCGTTTTTCTAATTCTTCTGGATCAAAAATATTTACGGTTCTTAATGGTCCTAATGTTTATTACGTAACAACAAACATAGCTGGTGCTGAAGTTCCAGATCCCGCAGTGACCATAGAAGCAATAGAATCCTCTGGAACAATGGCAAACTCTGCTCAAATTACAGGAGCCAGAGATTATAATGGGGTGACAATTGTAAGCCATACTACGCCATCAGGTGGTCGTAATAGTGTGTCTAAAGATTATCTTAAAACATACGTCCCATACGTAACATCAACCAATGATCGCCTAGTCACTGAAACTGATTATGTTGATGCTACCTATACTTTCTTGTTGGAAAACGGCATATCTGTAACAAAAACTGATATTCAAGTTTCAAGCCCAGCTGCTGGACAGATTAAAATTTATGTATCAACATTAAATAATCCTACGGTTCAAAATCAGCTCATTACATCATACTTGGCTACCAGAAAAATGGCTGGTATCTCTTTGACTTACGGAGCATAAATGCTTACCTTTTTTAATGCAAATACCCCAGACTCAGTACAAACAGGAATTGATACTTTTGTACGTAAAGCGTTTGCATATCTGAGAGAACAAAACATTCCAGAAAAAAACTGGAATGGTGATGCTATAAACATTAAAACACAATTTCCAGAATGGATTCAAGATCTCTATGAGCAAAATCCGGACTCGGCTCCAGTAATAGATTTTTTTATATTCTATTATAGATGGCTTTTTGATTATGAGGACGGATATGGGCTTGGATTTTATCTTGAAGATTTTCGAGATATTGCTCTTGTCAATTCAGACTTTTTGCAACCATATGCCGATGATGTATTTTCACAACAACTAGACTTGAACGAATACCCAGAGTTAGTTGAAAACTTTAGAAGGTTTATGCTTTGTCACGATAAAGATTATCGTAGAATACGTGGAACTCCGGAAGGCATTGAGTATTTTATTAAGACAATGTTTGCTATGGACACTGTAGCGGTAACCACTACCAGTGCTGCAAGCATATTGATTGAAACGGACACCGCGCTTTCTGCTTCTTACCAACAATTGGTTAAGGATTTAGCATGTCCGTTTTCATTCAACGTAACATTCATTGTATGAATTTTATAGAAAAATGTTTATCATTGGCTATGTCTTTGGCTTCCCGTGGATTCGCCAACAATAAAGTTAGCACACAAGGAAAACAATTAAGAGGACTTTCTTGTTTTGGCAACGAAGAGATAGCTCCATGTCCACACTTATTAAAAAGTAAAAATTTTGATAGTCATTATTGTGGAGCCTGTGGGTGTGGTGATACGCCATTTACTCAATTAACATTAAACGGCAATGTGTACTCTAAGCTAGACTATCCTAGACTTACTTGCCCATTAGAGATGCCTGGATTTTCAAATTATACTCCCGCTTCGCCTAAAGAAGTAAGCGAAAAAGGTCGCAAAAGCCAAATTGAAGTTTACGACATATTAAAATTGCAACAAATCAAAGTATCAAATCCCAATCCGTCACAAGCAGAATATGAAGTATTTGACAAAATTTCAAAAATTGCTCGGAGTGAGAACTCTAAATAATTTTTGAAATGGAACCAACAAATAAACAAGAATTTATAGCATATTGCAAGGGTGCCCTAGGTGAGCCTGTTGTTACGGTAAACGTAGGCGCTACCCAAGCAGACGACCGCCTGACAGATTGCTTAAATTTTTTAATGGAAAGACATTTTGATTTTGCCCACCGGGCTTTGTTTTCGTATAAAGTCCAACAATCTGACATTGATAAACAGTATATTGACACAGATACTATTGGTGATGCTCTCGGAGCCACTGGTGGATGGCCGAACGGCACTGATATAATGACAGTCAGTAAGGTCTATCCAATCAGTTCTACAGTCGGAGATTACATTTTTGATTTGCGATATCAGTTATCCATGCAAGACTTTTTTGGTATTTTCTTTAACCAAGGTCTGGCACCATATGGTGCATTGGCTAACTATGAAATGGCCAGAAGCTACATTCAAACTATTGAATATACATTTGCATATCCTTGCTCTTACACGTTCTCAAAAGCAACTGCAAGATTGTTTTTAGAAATGGGCAAAGACAGACTTAAAGCGGGAAATTATATTCTGTTGGAAACTTATGTGGCTATTGACGTTAACCAATATCCTAAAATTTGGAAAGATCGAATTCTTAAAAGATATTACATCGCAATGCTTAAAAAACAGTGGGCACAAAACTTAATGAAGTTTGCAAATGTACCATTGCCAGGTGGTGCTCAATTGAATGCCCCGGCACTTATGCAGGACGCTCTGAGAGAAATACAGGAAATAGAAGACAGTATAACTAAGATGTACGAACCCATCCCAGACATGCAAATAGGCTAACATGGCAATAAACCCGTATCTAGGTGATGACACCGGAGCTCAAAACTTAGTTGAAGATGTTACCATTGAGATAATCAAGGGTACGGGTCGTGACATTATCTATGTTCCCAGACAATACGTAAATCTAGACAGACTGTTCGGCGAAGATCTTGCTACAAATTTTACAAACTCTTACACTATTGAAGCCTACGTAGACACCTACAAAGGCTTCAATGGCACTGATATAGTCAATCAGTTTGGCATTGAGG